GTTTACATGCCCTTGACAAATATTTCTTTTGTTCTTCTGTATATTTTATAGAATGATGATAAATTTCCGAAGTCAATATAAACCAACGCTTTTTACTTGTCTTCAATCTTTCAACAATGCTGACACACGTATCCCAATTTTTTGGATCCATTAATACCAATGCAGTAACATTTACTCCTTTTTTATAAAGTATGTCTCCAACTGCTTTAACATGATCCACGTCTATACGTTCATAATGACAACTCAAAACTACAGAATCAACATAGTGTCCGTATTCCTCCCACCATCGCAATGTCCTGGATCCATTTGTAGATATGCTTACAATACAGTTCAGTTGTTCTTTTAGATATTTGACAAAATCTCCAAATTCTCTCCAAAGTGTAGGCTCACCACCGATGATATGAACATAAATTGTTTTTTTATTTTGGTGTGTTTTATAATAATTAATTAGATGATTAAAGTTATCAATAAAAGTTTTATATTTAGGCCAAGGATGAGTACCTTCATTGCAACCTGGGAAACAGTACCAGCAAGCGTAATTACATATATTGCTCAAACATAATTCTATTCTCAATACAGAGGTGTTTATGTTAGAATTTATTTTAATTATGGAATTTTGTTTGATTAATGATTTGTTCATGATGGTGACTAATTTATACTGTTGAAAAATTTCCACAAGTCCTAGCACACATGTGAAGTTTGTTTGGACCTTTAAATCCGTCATCCCACACCGTTTGCCATTTTTCGCTATTCACAATGTCTTTAATAGATTGAGTTTTTATGTTTAATTTTTCTATCCCACCTAATTTATTAACAACTTCGTTTAGGCTCTGCTTGCTTGCATTAACGAATCCCAGTGTCGGACTATCTAATTCGGTATATTGATATGGTGTAGATGCAATAAAACAACATGGCCATACCTGACCATAGACATCTATATAAACACTATTGGTTTGTTCTACTTGACATGACACCTCTACCGATGATGTTAATGATTGAAAATTTGTGAGAGTCTTTTTATCTATAAAGGTCAATTTAGATTCAGTTGGAAATTCTAAACGATGAGTTGTTTTGCCCTTCTTATTCACAACATCCAAATAGGGATTGATTAAAAATCTGGAAGTTTGTTTGGCTTGAAAAGTTTTGAATCCAGTTGTTTTGGCTAGTTGTTCTGCTAGTTCAACTTGATGTTCATTGTGTTTAAAAATAATAAAAGTCCAACAGGCATTACCGCCATTATTAATAAACATTTTGGCATTTTTAATTATTGTGTCAAAATTTGTTCCAATTCGATAAAGTGAATGAGTGTCATATAACCCGTCAATCCCAAAAGTAACTAAATGATTCTTTGGCATTGATCGTGCCAACTGGCGCCACCAGGAAACATTTCTAGCACTGCCGTTTGTGTGTATGTCTAAAAATATATTGGGATTAATTTGAACAATGTATTGTATAATATCGATTAAATTTGGATGCAATATAGGATCACCAAAGTTTCCACAAAACATCACTCTATCAATTTGATTTAAAAGTTCCGGAGTCAAAGCCTGTTGTATTTTTTCAATATCAAGATTGGTTACAGTTAGCAGTGGGTTTAGATTTTCCCCGTCCCGAGTTCTGGCGCACATAGGACATTTGGCCTGACAATTTGTAGTAATTTCGATATGAACTTCTTTTAAGTTGTTAAATGTATACATTTCAAATATTTATAACCTAGCAAGTTGACAACTAGCTAGTTTGGTGCTATACTATATTCATAGTAAGAAATGCGATGTACAAGTATCAAATGTTGCAGAAAAACAACAACTTGACTTACCGCATTATAGTTGCTATAATACACACTTAGTTAAATAATTTTTAAGGAGCACTTAAATGGCTAAAGCAATGAAAACTTCTGTTACTGCGAATGTTCTCGAGTTTGATAACGATGCAATTCGCGCTCGCGAACGTGAAGTTGCACAAGAGACCGATGAGCAAATTATTGAACGACTCCGCGAGCGTTTTGATATTTTGGATAAAATGACACAGGCTGTCAAAGAAGGTAGCATCCGTGCTATGATTGTTAGTGGCCCTCCAGGCGTTGGTAAGAGCTATGGTGTTGAGACTGTGCTTCAAAAGGCAGACTTGTTTAACACACTTGCAGAAAAGAAGCCCAAGTTTGAAGTTGTCAAAGGTGCTATGTCAGCAATTGGGTTGTATGCCAAGTTGTTTGAGTTTTCGGACAAAGGCAATGTTGTTGTTTTCGATGACTGCGATAGCATTTTGATGGAAGACCTTAGCTTGAACATTTTGAAAGGTGCATTGGACAGTTCCAATCGTCGATTCATTAGCTGGAACACAGACTCACGTATCCTGCGTAGCGAAGGTATTCCTGATCGTTTTGAATTCAAGGGTGCGGCTATTTTCATTACTAACATCAAGTTTGAACACGTTCGCTCTAAAAAGTTGCGTGACCACTTGGATGCACTAGAATCACGTTGTCATTACATTGACTTGCAAATGGACACTACTCGTGAAAAGATCCTTCGTATTAAACAAATCATTACCGACGGCATGTTGGACAAATATGATTTTGACAATGTTGATGCTGTTAAAGAAGAATTGGTCAACTTCATTACTGATAACAAGGACAAGTTGCGTGAACTGAGTTTGCGTATGGTTCTTAAATTGGCAGACTTGCGTAAAGGTTTCCCCTCTAACTGGCAGGCAATGGCAAGAACGACATGTATGCGTCGTGGTTAAGCCATGTGGGAGTTACTAACAGGTCCCACAATGATACGAATGGTAGTGTACTCTACCATTTCGTATATGTTGAGTTGTTTGGGAATCATTTGGGATGATTCCAGGTTCTGGTGCTTTATTGTTTTAATTTATGTATTAGAGCATTTGGCATCATCACAAGGTCGTCAAGAAGCAATTGAATATTTGATGGAACTATCTAAAATGAAAATTTTAAGATTGAAAGAAATTTATGATTCCACTGATAACAGTATTGACGAAATTAAAGAAGTTCACAAATTAATGAAGAAGGATGACAAAGATGGTGATGAATAAATGTCAATATATTGGCGCAGACAATACTCAGCCTAGCTGTAAATGCGATGCAGTAATTGGTAGAAACTACTGTGAGGAACATGCGGCCATTATATACCAAAAAGGCTCATCACTACGCAAGCGTCACAAGGATGTTAAAAAAGTAGATTCAATTCGTCTTATAGAAAGTTTGATGAATGAAGCTATCGCAGAATTAGAAGAAGAAGGTTTTGATTGTTATAATAAGGCGTTAGAGCTATGAAGATTCAATTTCATGTTGACACAATGCCCGATGAGTTGTATAATTCATTATTAAAACATTTTGTACAGGAAGCTGTCGGCCTAGGTGTTGAAGTAAATAAGTTTACAGAATTCACAAATTGGGTTGTGGAGTGTACAGTTGATACAAAGGAATCAGTTCATTAATGGATTGGCAATTTGCTAGTGTTTTAATTATTGTAGCCGTGGCTACTTATGTATCTGTCAAAACATTTTGTTTTGGTAATAAGAAAAGTAAGTGTCACGATTGTGCGGTAAAATGTAAGAAAGATTAAAATGCCAAAATGTTATCAGTTGATCGGAGTGCCTGGATCAGGTAAGTCTACATGGGTAGGCAATCAAGATTGGTCCGCGACCTGTGCTTATATTAGTACAGACAAGTTTGTAGATGCGTATGCCAAAGAAGTAGGCAGGACCTATAGTGAAGTGTTTACAGAGTTTATGCCCAAGGCGGTGGATCTAATGGCACAAGAAGTCGTTGTTGCCCGTGAAATGAACCGTGATATTATTTGGGATCAAACTAGTACAACCATTGCCAGTCGAGCTCGTAAGTTTAACATGTTGCCCAACTATGAGCATATTGCAGTAGTATTCCAAACACCAAACAGAATTGAATTGAAGCGTAGATTAGACAGTCGTCCTGGGAAAGAAATTCCAGATTCTGTAATAGAAGGAATGTTGGCAAGTTTTGAGATGCCTACAGAAGAGGAAGGTTTTAAGGAAATTTGGAGAGCAGTATGAACAATGAATTAGGATGGCTAGTTGCACTATTCCTAGTTCTTTTTGGACATCCTTTAATGGCTTTAATTTTAGCATTATTTTTAATTATTTGATATGGCTAAAGAAATTCCAGAACATCGAGATAAACTAGGACGATTACTTAAGGTGGGCGATTGTATTGCTTATCCATCTAGCAATAGTTTGTGTGTGGGTGTTATTAAGAAACTCAATCCCAAAATGGTTGGCGTTAAGCCACTAAAAAATAGTTGGGGATCTGGTAACAAATATCCCGTTGATTGTGTATTGTTAGACGGTCCCGAAGTCACAATGTACTTACTCAAAAACAATAGTTGACATCAATCCATTTCTGCGCTATAATAAGATTTTAAGAAAGAATTATTATGCCATGGATTGAAAATGTAGCGGCTAGTGATATACCCACCAGATTTCATCATGATGCTGGGCCAAACAGTATGCTAATCAGCATTACTGATCCTGCAAGTTGGCGCCCTACCCCAAAACATCAATTCAAAGAAATCCATAACTTTGAGTTTTTGGATGTGGAAGAAAAGGACGAAGTTTTGGACGAGGCTATGAAGTGTAGTCAAGAAGATGCTACCAAACTTGTGGCTCTTTTACAACACGCTTTGGCTAATCGTATGAACGTTGTCGTTCATTGCTTTGCAGGTATTTGCCGTTCGGGTGCTGTATGCGAAGTTGGAGTCATGATGGGCTTTGAGGATACAGGGCGGTTTAGAAGTCCTAATCTGCTGGTTAAGCACCGTATGATGAAGGCTTTGGGATGGACATATGATCCCGACGAAAAGCCCAATATCGATGATTGGAGAACCTTTAAATCGGTTGACTAATTGCCAACATGAATGTATAATACACTCATGTTTAAAATAATATCTAAAGAGAAAACTGTTAAAGTTCTTACACTGGCCGAGGCAATGAATCTTGCCAAGCACATGAACGAGTTTGTTACTATCAAAGGTGCAGACTTTGAAGTGTGTGGCATGTTTGGTGTTGACTCAGTTAAAAATGGTGTATGCCCAGACGGTGTGGCATACGATTGGATGAAACGAAGAAAGGAGTGAAATATGCCTAGTGTATTTTTAGTTAGCGATACGCACTTTGGTCACATGGGTGTATGTCGCTTCACCCGCAATGATGGTGTGACCAAGTTACGTCCCTGGGATAGTCCCGAGGAAATGGATGAAGCAATGGTCAAGGCTTGGAACGAACGTGTCAAGCCTACTGACAAGGTTTACCACTTAGGTGACGTTGTTATCAACCGCAGAGCATTACCTACGTTAGCACGGTTAAACGGCGACAAGGTCTTAATCCGCGGTAACCACGATATCTTCCCGGATGTAGACTACAGACAGTACTTCCGTGAATTACGGGCGTACCATGTGATGAGTGGTATGATCTTAAGTCATATCCCATTACATAGTGATAGTTTAGGTCGGTTCGGCACTAACATCCATGGTCACTTACACGCTAACCGTGTACGCAAGGCTCGTGGTGTCGATGCACGTACAGGAGAAATCTTATACAGCGACGAACCCGATGTTCGTTATCACTGTGTTTGTGTGGAACAAACTCCGGACTTTGCACCTATCTTATTTGAAGACGTGATCGCACGTATCAAAGCAGAAGGCGGCGAAGTTGATTTTCGCAACGGGAACGGGCCTACAATGTAGGCTCGTTTTTTAGGATTTGTATGACTAAGAAAATTTATTACGAAAAAGTTGGAAACCAGTATG